CTGAAGACGAAACCCCGAAGGGAGGCTAGCGCTAAAGCGCCCCGACAATGTTGTATAACTTGTTGGGCGGCTGAACTTCGGTTCCCCGCTCCAACGAACTCCTCTGTGGTTCTAAAGAACTACCAGGACTCAGTTCACACCGGAGTGTGGTGTTTCACTAGGTAATCGCTAAGCGTTTATCCCACGTGAATATTGGTCCCCAGGCCTCGAATGGGACACCCATCCAAGGTCCGGAGGTTCTCAACTCACCGAGTAGAGAAACCTCTTTGGGGAATCCTTCCTCATCAATACTGTTGAGGTCGGAGTAAGTCGATCTTTGGTCCATCAGGATCGAAGGAGCCTTGACGGACTGGTCAATTACTTGACCATTTCGAAAACTCATTATCCAATCATAGATTAGACGTGAGTCGATTTCTGATTCCTCCTTATTGTTGGTAATCAGAACGTACCTAAGGTTCATCCTAAAGGATTCACCGCGGGTTTCCCAATCAGCGGGTCTAAACCCTCTATTGGGCTCTTCCGACATTAGTAATGTCAGGAAGTTTTGACGAGAAAGCATCTGTTTGATGTGATCCCGATCTACCAGTCCCATCTTCCTAAAGGCTTGATGTGCCTGGCGGTAGCCAATATTAGGTCTAAGATTAAACCTATTTATGGCTTCTTCACGGGCTCTTTCGTAAGAAAGAGTTTCCGTGAATTCTAGAATGAAATCTGTGATTTCATCTATTCCATCGTTATTCTTCACGCCTCTGGCATGTCGATTCGATGCATAACGACCTAGTTCCAAGAACAAAGCTCTTGGAGGTCGTTCGCATTTACCTAAGGCTGCTTTTGCAACCCAGGTAAGTGCTATGAGATGCTCTGTCGTAAGACAGGCCAGCACCTCATGTAACCTCCATGCCGCGCTTATGCGTGGAGGGGTTAACCCAAGACCCCCCAGGGTCTTCGGTAGCTCTACTCTTGGATCTATAGATCCAGATTTGAGCTTCGGTAGATACTTCCGCATACGCTGGAAGAATCTTGCCGGAACCTGTTGGTAGAAGAATTTCTCCCAACCTGGTGGGGCCCAAGTTAACTGTTTAAACAGTAAACTGCCCTTACCGATCGCAGGGTTAGTATTCTCACCCTTCTCTCGGTCTTTAGATTCTGGGGAGATCAATCTGACCTTCACTGAATCTACAACTGGATGCTCCTCATAAGAGGAAGAACCCAGGAATTTTGTGTTTGGGCCTTGAAACACGACCCTCTCACAATAGCTGGCTGCATGATATTCCCCTTTGGAAATAAAATGCTTGCCATCGGAAATAACCATTTGATTCTTCTCATGGCATTTCCCTATTCCATCGAGATAGGTCTCCGGACCTATCCCTAGGTGATCGTCCCCTGCCGCCGCAAAGTGGCGGCCGGGTACATCTACAGGATTGGACTCTAACAAGTCCTCCACTGTTAGCTCTCTCCCGAGCGTATACTCGAGAGCCGCTTCTTCTTCTGCACATAAGCTATGTAGCATCAGAAGCCCCTTTGTACCTGGATCCCCCATGGGGATCCCGGTATGGGTTAGCACAGGTATGCCCCAACTGGGTACATACGCTGGCTTTTCTTCTTGCCCTCCGAAACAGTCAGTTTCGAAGAGCTCGAGCCATTCGTCGGGGATTGGAGAGTCTCCTTTGGAGGCGGCTTGCGCCGCAGTCCATTCGGACTGTCCATCCATCCTGTCAGGCGTTTCAACTTTAG